CTCCTTTCCTCCACGTCATCTTGTCAATACACCTTCTAGGCATATGAACATCAAGTGCGGCTCATTAAACCTATCATATCTTTGTATGTTTTATTGAGTAATGAGAACATTTTATCACGCACTTCGCAGAATCATTAACCCAAGTTAATGTTTCCCGCTTTCAACTGCTGAATTCGGAGTTGAAGAGAACCGATTTCTGAACTGATATCGGTAGCATTCGTGGAATTCGCGCTCATCGTTTTCCTTCGATCAGTGATGAATTTTTGCTCCTCTTCGGAGAGACGAATAGAGAATCCCTGGTCCATTGTAGGTTGATAAAGATCAATTAAATAATCAATCCATATTGTTCCCATGAGCGTAGCTCCAATGGAGGTGACATCAGGAATCCCAACGATTGTCCCTTGAACAGTTTGACGGTATGATGCATCAGAACTGCCATCTATTTGACAGAAAAAGTACTTTTGAGTCATTAGATCATCTACGATATTAAAAGATCTTGGATCACCGTAGAAGGAAGTTTGCATAGCCGGCGACATTGAAGCCACCGTAGCAAAGGTCGGAGTAGGAAATTTTGAGTCGCTTACATAGCCTAGTGCAAAGCTCCCAGCTTGAGATGTGGGAACCCTAGGGACGTATGTAATGCGAACCTTTCTGAAACAATAACGGTCATATGCCCTCGCTTGCAAGGCAAGGCGACCATTAATGGTGTCCGGAGAAAGGTAGATGGAATTTATGGAGTTGAGTGTAGCTCCATTGGCGACGAACAATTGACTGTCACCGGCAGTGGTCTGGATATTTGCAAGTATCTGACGTCCCGCTACGCGGACTCCCCCACCCAGTTCAGGGTGAGTGACACGGCCTTCCATCCTCAACCAGGTTGGCTCGTTCTGAGTAACCTCGGTATTTGAAGGAAGCTCTCTAAAGGTTAGAGAGGACGCCCTGCCCATAAGTTGTATGGAGGGTGGTGAACGTTTCTTAGATTGCTTTCGGGGCGCAGCTCTTTGCGACTGCGTCTTGGGTGCCTTTTTGCTTTTGGAAGCGTTAAGCATTGTTGATTTGATCAAGTATTGGGTGCCCTAGATCTTAGGGGACTATACATCATTCAGAAACTTACAGAAGTACACTGCTGAATTACCTATGTAATGGCAGGACATCACCTTATCTATATAAAGTGACGAATCTAAGGAAGAGGCTGCTTGGATGCGAGCGTTCTTAGAAGATGGAACTGAACTGTAGATGAGCCGTGTAGTCTCTCGGCATTCTGTATAGCACGGAAGTTTTGATTCTGACAGACTATCTTCTAGTTTGTAGTCAGACACCGTTTTGGTCAATTACTCTGAATAACCCAATGTCCAGTTTAGCCTCATATGACAGGAGGAAGATAAGGTTGATATCACCTAATTCGACTGGTACCAGCCGTCGTTAGGACTCATATCTGCTAAACTGTTGCCGTTTAGTGATTCAATGATCTTATCTGGGGAGAACTGTTTAATCAACAATTGTGGAAGAGGAGGACAGTCGGGACCTCGACTGACGAGCATTAGAGGTGCACGGTATGATCTATACTTTGCAACACTCATCGGGTGCAATCGATGATCCTTAGGAAGGGTGTTCAAAATCTTCGTAGGAAGATCGCCTTCAAAAGGAGGAGCGGCAGCTTGAGCATAGAATAAAAGTCTTGAGAACCAAGGACTCTGATTCATCTCAATCATGTCGTCGTCACTTGCTGGACAGTACCGAGGAGGTGTCCCATCTTTACAGATGGGTCCTAAGAGAGGAGTAGCAACGGGGTGGATCAGAGAATTTATAAGATCCATTGTACGTGGTGCGACTTTCTTCTGTACATATGAAGAAATCCAAGGTTTGCTTTTCATTATGGCACCCAACATTCGTTGTTCACGAGTTGGTTTCCAGTCCAGAGATGCATATTCTTGAGAGACGCCATACCCACCTAAGTCTCTATGGCCAAACCAGGAACGGTTTTTGCCAATAAAGCGGTGTCGATCTGACATCTGCCCAAGCTTTTGCTCAGCTGAACGTAAAGCAGCAGGAAGCGTACATCGTCCCCATGGACAAAGTTGAATCATTTTGTTCATTGATTCTCCAATATCTGAGGGAGTTGCAGAACTTTCTCCTTTCTTAGAAGAGAAACCCTTAACGAGTTGAAGGTTAAGGTAGCCAATTCGTTCCATTTGCCCACTATGGCGGCAATAGAATTGACTATTGATCATACAGAAATCGCGTGAAAGGTAGTTCTTACCCTGCGAAATCTTGAAACCTACCTCGGTACAAACCTTAAGGAAGATCTCATATATGCCTTTCGTGCACTTGAAAAGCATATCATCACCATTAATCTTGACGTTGCGGAGAAGGATCATTGCGATGGCAGTCCTCGACTTAGTCTCGGTTCCCCATTCTTCAAGAATGGAGGGCCCTTCTAAAACCCAACGTGAAATCGTGGCATGGTACACTGCCCGATTAATGGTACACAACATAGGAAAGGATAGGACATGTCCCATCAACTGACCCTCTAAATGCTCAAACTCGCTCTTGTCAGGCATCTTCATAACACCTGGACCAAAGGACATCCAAGCGAGAAGACTGGTAGGCACATTACTCTCCAGTAACGGCACCAGGCAACGGAATGATGCATCTCTCTTCAAGAGATTCGTTGCCTCCTCATAATCAACGCTACACCAAAAAGGTAGCTTGACATTAGCATCGATACGTCGAACCGCTGTTAGCAGGTTGTCCTCTAACATGGTACTTTCCGGTTGACGCTTCCAACACTTCAACATGGCTTGTTGGAGTGGTCGTAGTGCTGTATAGCAGTGGCCGTCGCCTGCTGATACGTAACGAATCTTTCCTCCTGCTTCAGTTATTCTAGCCACTTTATTGGTAGTTAACGCAGGAGCTATAATCTTGGGACTGACGGGGGTTCCTATCTTCATTTCTGCACCGTTCAAAGCAGCATCAAAAGTGCTTTGCAACCAGTTAGACAATAAGATATGAGAGCCTCGTAGCTTCCCAAATTGTAGCGTTCGTTCCGCGATGGACTCGGGAGGAGTCGCATCCAGACGTTCCGAATTTTCAGAGAATGGTCTCGAAATTCGAAGATGAGTTGATTCAAGATCTGGGATCATCAACTCAGGGCCCATGGACTTGGGGATTCTTAGCGGTGAAAAAAGGGCTTGTGCTCCTCCTTTACGGATGGAGCTTTCCCAACACGCGCGATGACTCGGAATCGCACCAGATAAAGCAATCTTATGTTCAATAAGATCAGAAAATACTGCTCTTGAGGAATCGAGGATAAAGGTATTAAGAGACGAGGTTACGCACGTACGTGCGCTCATTAACCTCTTCTTAAAGTCTTCATCCTTCTCTAATAGAGCAGGACCTTCAATATTGGACCAGATCTTCT